CTCCGTCTCGTCCGGTTCCGGCAACGTCTCGATTGCTGGTGGAGCCCAGACGTACCCGGTCACCGGTACGGCTGCGAATGTCTCGTCTGCGGCCGGTTCCCTTACCATGACCGGAGTCTTGTCCGGAAGCTCCGCTAGTGTCTCGTCTGCGGCCGGGAATGCCGTCCTGCGGATGGCCGTCGCCGGAAGCTCCGCAAGCGTCTCTACGGCCTCTGGGACGCTAGGGCTCCGGGCTCTCGTAGCCGGAGGCTCTACGGCTGTCTCCGGCGCGTCCGGTGCTATCTCTACGGTCCTCGCCATAGCCGGAACGTCGGCTACCGTGAGCAGCGCTTACGGCAACCTTGGCGGTGGGGCTCTGCTCTCCGGCTCGTCCGCGTCGGCCTCGCTCGCGGCCGGGACCGTGACCAGCGTCCTAAAGGCCGTAGGAACGTCGCTAACGGCCTCGCTCGCGACGGGTAGCCTCTCCGGCTCCGGAGCGCTCTCCGGGACGGCTACGGCTCGCTCCGTCGCCTCCGGGACGCTCTACGGGCTCCTAGCGGCCTCCGGGTCCTCCGATACGCCTGTTCTGGCCATGGGCTGGCTCGCGGAGGCCGGAGGACTGAGCGGTCTGTCCATTACCGTCTCCGGGGCAGACGGAGCCGTCCTGCCGCCATTTACGGCCGGTCTACTCCCTCCGGAAGTCTCAGCCTACGTTGAAGTCAGGGACGGCCCTAGCGCGGCCATCGAGACTCTGGAGCTGGATGCTATCGTGTCCATTAGCGGGCTCTCGGCTTCTGCGGAGGTCGTGGAGGCGACGGCCGTTGTCGAGGTAATCATATTGAGTGCGGAGGTTTGATATGGATACACAGGTCCTCGTATTCCCACAGAATAATGACGTTACGGTCCTGTCGCATTTCGGCCCGGAGATTACCGACGCGACTGGGCTAACATCAACGTTCTATTACAAGGACAATCGCTATACGGCCGACACGGACGATACGACTCTAATGTATGAGTCGGCCGTTATCCCGGACCCGGACTATCCCGGCCAGTTTATGGCTCAGTTTGAAATCCCGCGAGCCGACAATCAGATACCCAATACCTATTGGTGGCGGGTCGATGTATCCGATGTAGCAAATACCAACCGTACCGCTAAGTGCGGGACGCTCCTAGTGGAGGCAGTGTTATGGCAGAGAAAACTCCAGGGCAAGTCCGGAGCACAGAGCGGCTAATGAACTACTGGGCGGCCGGTAAAGGCCGGGCCAAGATCAACTGGGGAGTCCCAGGCGACTTCGACAGATGCGTCGTGGAGCTTGGGAAATACGTTGGTCCCGGAATCGTTAAGGGACTGTGCGCCAACCTACACAAGCGAGCTACCGGAGGCTGGCCCGGCCACGCTCCGGGAGCCGAACAGGCTATGGCCAAAGCCAGGAAAAAGGGAGGGTAGCTAATCGGCCCGGAAAGTCCTATAATCCCTCCTAGCTGAACAGGGGTAGAAATGAGTGAGGATGCTGGCCTAGGCCCAGCCGGAACGGCAGAAGGCCAAGAGGGTGCGGAGGATGCCGGAACGGTATCCGACGACATCACTGAAGACGGCCAAGAAGGGGCAGAAGAGCCCGACCTCGCGGCCCAGCTGGCGGACTGGAAATCAAAAGCCCGCCAGTGGGAGAACCGTTCCAAGGCGAATGCCAAAGCCGCTAGCGAGCTAGCGGAAATCAAGAAGGCCGGAATGTCTGATGCTGAGAAGGCTCAGGCGGAACTGGCTGAGGTAACACGAGAGCGCGATGAGGCCCGTACCACGCATAACCGGGTAATGGCCGCAGCCGCCAACGATCTACCTGTCGAGCTGATCGACTACATCCCTTCCGGAACGGAAGATGAGATGAACGATCACGCGGAGACGATTGCTCGCGTCATCCAGGAGACAGCTACTCAGCTAGCTAGTCAGATGGTAGCGGCTAACCAAGGGCAAGGCCGTAACGGCTTTGCGGCCGCACGGCCAGTCGAGTCGATGAGAGCCGGTTCGGCTCCGGCTGGGGAACAACAGCCCCAGAATCCGAACGAGTGGTTCCGGAATCTCCTAGATCAGCGCTAGCACGAAAGGTAGCTCCAGCAGTGCCGACCTACAATACGCACGTCGGCCGTACCGTCTCCGGATCTGACCCACTCGTCCCGGAACCGCTCGCGGCCGCAATCATTCAGGAAGCGCCCAAGGCCTCAGCCGCGCTTTCTCTCTGCAACAAGACCATCCTTTCCTCCAAGACGAACCGGATGCCGGTTCTTGACGTCCTCCCGGTCGCCTACTGGGTGGGTGGCGACACCGGCATGAAGCAGACGAGCCTCCAGCAGTGGAAGAACGTCGTCATGGTCGTTGAGGAACTGGCCTGTATCGTCCCGATTCCGGAAGCGTACCTGGACGATGCCGACGTTCCCCTGTGGGACCAGGTCCAGCCGCGAATCACGGAGGCCGTGGGCCAGGTCATCGACCTCGCCATCCTGTGGGGAATCAACAAGCCCACGACCTGGGGTGAAGCGGTATTCCCCGGAGCCGGCAAGTCCCAGCACTTCATCGTCCAGGGTGCGAATGTGGACCTTGGCGTGGACGTGTCGAAGCTGGGCGCGATGATGGCCCAGACCGGCTATACCGTCAACGGCTTCGCGGCCCAGCCGGGAATGTCCTGGCAGCTGGTCGGGATGCGGTCGGCGCAGGGTGCGCCGATTTACCAGCCCGATATGACGGCCGGTCCCGGAGGGACGCTCTACGGGTACGACCTCAGCGAGGTCAACAACGGCTCGTGGCAGCTGGGCCTCGCCGGAGCCGTTATGCTCTGCGGCGACTTCACCAAGTCGATCATCGGAATGCGGAAGGACATCAGTTTCAAGATGTTCACCGAAGGCGTGATTTCCGACGATACCGGCAAGGTCATCCTCAACCTGATGCAGCAGGACTCCGTGGCGATGCGTATGACGATGCGCCTCGCCTACGCGACCGTCAACCCGGTCACGATCATGCAGCCGGGCTCCGCGATCACGGCCCGCTGGCCTTTCGGCGCAATCCTCCCGACCGGAGCCACGCCGCCTACCAGCGCCCCAATCAATGTGATCGGCGCACCTCCGTACCCGTATCCCGGAAGCTACCTCGCCGGAGACGAGCAGACGATGGAGCTGGACAACGAGCAGGAGACGGAAGGCCAGAAGGCCATGGAGGCAGCCGACGCAGAACGGCGCGATACCGGCCAGTCAGCGAGGCCGCGCGAGCGTGAGCGTGCGCGTGCCCGCACTGCTGACAAGGAGTAGTCATGAGTGAGGTGCGGCCTAGCTCTCCGCGAAGCGCGCAGCCAACCTTGCCGCCTCTCGCCAGTCCTGACGATATCGTGGACCGGCTAGGCCGCAACCTCAATCAAGTCGAGGGAGCGCGCATTGATGCGCTACTCCGCGACGGCTCATCAATCATCCGGCGATATGCGCGAGAGGACTTTGTCTGGTACGACTCTGACACAATCACGATCGTATCGGACGGAGGGATTATCAAGCTTCCCTGGCGTCCTATCGGAGCTATCATCTCTGTGATAGCCAAGAGCGGGATGCCGGGAATCCCGGACTTCCCGGTCACCTGGTATGTATTTGATGGAGTCGACAAGATAACCGTACCGGGACCGTGGCAGTCTGGGATTATCAATCTGCCGGAATACTGGTATGAGTATTCCTGGTTTACAGAGACGTACGAGGTAACGGCCTCGCACGGCTATGTCAACTGCCCGGAGGAAGTGACGGCCGTCCTCTGTACGGCCATCCTGTCGGAGCTAGCGACTCCGACGATGAGCGCTACGCTCGCGTCTGAGTCCATCGGTCCTTACTCGTACTCGATGCGGCGTACGTCCGGAGCCGGGCTCCAGGCCGCGCTGATCGACGCGGGTATGAAGACTACGCTCGCGGACTTCCGTCAGGGGCAGGGAACGATCAAGGTGAGGATGTTATGCCCTTTACCTACGCGACTACCCTGACGGTCGTGCATCGCGTCCTAAACGGCCTAGACGGCTTTGGGAACGATACCTATAGGGACGAGCCGGAGACGGTCCCTGGGTCCGTAGTCGCGCCGCAGGGAAGCTCCGAACAGGTCCAGTGGACCGACCAGGTAAGCACTAGCATCGTTGCTTACCTTCCGTTTGGTACTCCGGTCGGCCCGCTTGACGCAATCCTCTACAACGGCCGCACCTATGAGATCCAGGGTGAGCCCCAGTCCTACCGTTCGCCGTTTAGCAACAATACGGCTCCAGTCGAGGTCCGGGCCCAGATCGTTACCGGAGCGTCCGCATGAGCGACTTCAAGCCAGACCACGCGGGAGTCGGCCGGATGCTCCGGTCGGACTTTATGGAGCGGGCTATGGTCGACAAGGCGGAAGGGATCAGGGCTCGTGCTATCGCTATCGCTCCGGTCGGACGCGAGCGGGATAAGCATCCTGGCCGCTACAAGGCGAGCTTCCATATTCGTAGCCATTCACGCGGAGGTGCCACTAGGGACCGTGCCGAGGCAGTGGTCTATAACGATTCCCCAGAAGCCCTATATGTTGAATACGCACACTACGGTGAGGAACCGTACCATACGCTGGCTCGCGCAGCATTCGAGAGGTTCTGATGACGGTCCCGGTATTCCCTGACGCGGAGTCAATGGTGCTCTATGCGCTCGTTCCGCTAGAGCCCGACATTCGTTTTGTTACGGTACTCCCGGCTGAGATAACGGACTCGATCATTGCCCGCGTCCATCGTATCTCCGGAGCGAACCGGAATATTGGCGTGGACCGTCCTATTGTTGATATCGATGTATTCGGTCCCAAGGCCGATGTAGGAAGCGTCTCTGCGGCCGCGCGAGACATTCAGAGCGACATTCTTTCCTTGATGGGGAAAGCGGTTGCGAATGGGGTGATAATTCACGTAACGACCACTGCCGGACCTCGATCACTACCGGAGGCTAACCCGAACCTTGTCCGTTATTCAGCAACGTACGAGCTACAAGTCCATCCATAGGAGGAATGGTGCCTACAAAGGCAGACGTAGAAACTGACATCAGCGATGGTGGCGTTATCCAGTTCGCGGCCGGTCCCGGCAAGCAGAAGGACAATTCACTACTCTACGCGGCCGGTGATGTCATCGTATGGCTCGCGGCTCAGAATACCGCAGGCCCGGTAACGGGCTTTGAGGACATCACCACCCTGACCGGCTACTACTGTGCCGGCTGGGTCGATACCTCCGGCTACATCTTCAAGCTGGACGAGACGACCAAGGACATTCCAGCGGCCGGGACGCTCACGCCCATTCGTACGATCCTGACCGGAGGCTCCAAGAGCGTCCAGCAGACCTTCCTGGAAGGGTTCAATCCCTACGCTCGCTCGCTCTATGACGATGTGCCGATATTCCCGGTCGCGTCCTCGCCGCTCAAGCCTTCGGCCGGTCCTCCGTACATCGCGAGCTACAACATCCCGGACCCGCCAGCGGACAACCGCTATTCGATGATCTGGGACTCCATCGACTCCCTTAAGGCCATGCGCCTTTACGCGCCGAACTGCAAGGTAACGGCCCGTGGGAACGATCAGGTCCAGCAGGCCGACATCGAGAGCTTCGACATTACCGTCACGATGTATCCCGGTAACGTCTCCGGCTCTATCTTTGTCGCCAAGCGGTTCATCCAGTACGCCACCGCAATGACCGGGTACTTCACGTGAGCGCGGAACTGGAGGACCCGGAGACTGGCGCTCCGGATGAAGACGAGGACGTTGACCTGGACCTTGACCTGATCGATGATCAGCTCAGGAAAGAGCGGCTAGGACGGCCGACCTCCGTCAAGATCGATGGGGTGGTAGTCCACGTACTCCACGCCGGAGACTGGTCCTCAGAAGCGATGCAAGCGGCCTCTATCGGTAACTGGGAGGCCTGGGCCGAAGCGGTAATTACGGACAAGGAGGAATACGAGCACTGGCTTG